CCACCGGATGTGGTTAATAATGACGATGCGGCCGCTCCACCTGTTGCGTAGATTGCCGCTCCTATTAATGCTGTTTTAATTAATTGATTTTTTGGTGCACACATGGTTAGTTTCGTTTCCTCTCAACTATAAAAATTTCTTCATGACCTTGAAAATAACGGTCAATTTTGTTAAACTTTAACATATTTAACCATTTTACACTCTGCGTGTGCCTGCTCCATACTTGCACAAGGTGTTTTTTATTAGGATGTTTTGTCATACTATTTCTGATTAGTTTTTCTGCTTCTCCTGATATACGAAAGAAAAAATCATTTGCCAACGGAGTGCCAATAAACCAATACCATACTTCATTGTCTATCACGTGTGTGCCTGCGGCCAGGAAAGGTATGTTGTGGTAAGAGCCTGTTACTCCATCTTCAAGTTCATCAAACTTTCTAATTAATCTGTTTCTGGTATAACCCATCAATGTGATCTCTTGCAGATCCACATCTCTGCAATTATTAATAACATATTCGTAGTGTTCAAAATTTAGTGGATGCCTGACTGGTTGTTTAACCAGCGTCTTGGAGTTTGCCACCTGCAAATTTAACTTCATTAGTCATACTTAACAAGGTACATGGTAGTGGCTCGTCACTTTTGAAAGTGGTTTGAGGTGTTGTTGCATAACCGCTTAATCTAACACGTTTTTGTCCTGAAAATCCATCTATGCCTTGATTTAACAACGACGTGCCAAACGATCTAAATGGTACAACAATGTTGTCTACCTTGCAACTTTTTGTGTTTTGTAATTGTAGTTCACATAAAACTTTTCTAACTTTTTCTCCAAGTGTGCTTTGTCCACCTGCATTAAAAACAATTGGTAAAGTTTTTGCTGTGCTTTCATAGTTGTGTCCAATCTGTGTGCTGGAACTTGTTCTTGATAATGTAAAATTACCAGCGTTGTCCACGCTGATTTCTGGATGCAATAAACCATCGGCTACAACTTTTACAGTTCTACCTTCTAGTCCTTGTGCTCCTGTAAAACTTGAACCTGTTGAATCTGTTGTGTGGAATGAATCTAAAAATATATCATCTTCTGACCATTTCTCTAGGAATACTCCTGTGTTCAAACTAGAACCGTCATTGTCAAATCTTTGTACCAGTGAATATAATCTGTCGTCAACCACGCAAAGATCTTTGAAGTTGCCGTCTGTGGTAAACTTCATCCAACCCACAACAGAAAATTCTGTGTTTACACCCAATACTCCTAGACTGCCATCTGAGTTTGTGCAGAAAACATAGTTGGTGTTGGTGTTGGCATAGTTGGTTAATACTGCTATTCTGTCTGCACCTGACAGTATGTCATGGTGTACTAGTGAATAGTTCTTGGCTGAGTATGCGTCTGTGTTAAAGTTGTAAACAAATGCTCTTAATTGTTTGCCACCTTTGGCCACAAACAATACTTCGTTGTCCACAATCTTTGGTGTTGTTACACCCGAGTCAACTCCGTAAGATGTTTGTTTTCTTACAAGAACGTTGCTGGGAGTTACAGGTTCTCCTGACATGTCAAACTCACCATCTGATGTGAATATGAAAAGTGATTGTTGTGATACTAGGTGTTGAATTACGTTGACACTGTCTGAAGCAATAGTAAAAATTATACTTGCATCATCTGTGATTGTTCCTGTTACATCTGTTGAACCACCTGACTCTGTAACTGTTCTTGTAAAACTGTCAAAGTTAAAAAAGTCTCCTGATTGTGATCCAAATAATGTTTGTGGTTTGTCTCTGGTACCACCAAATATTAATCTGTTCTGGTGAAAAGAAACTGAACGCGGATGTCCACCACCCAACGAACTAGAAAGATCTGAAAAGGCATCTATTTCCCATTCATGTCCTTCTGCTGTTTCTGTGTCCACAAGATCGTAAATTACATCTGCTACCATAACTGTGGCACTGGTTCTTGTTTTTAATTTTACCAATCCACCATTTATTACCACGTGCATATTTTTGTGTCCTGTGGGTGCATCTGCATCAACCCATCTGTATGTGCCACCTGCTAGTGTCATGTTGATGTTGGTACCTGTTGCGGCACTTGGTGTTAATGTAGCATCAAAGTTAAAGTTTGCTGTTGGTATGTGATCAAATGCAAGATATCCTATTGACCAAGCGTCATTGGTACTACCTCTCACAAGTTGCATGGGTCTTATGTCTTTGTGACACAATATCATGTAATCAAAACTTTGTGTAAATCTTATGTCTGCTATGTTTGAAGTTGTAATTGGAAAAACATTACCATCTGATCCGTTGGTAAGCACTCTCTGTCTTACATCTTGGTAATAGATGTGTATTTTTGCGGCATCACTGTCGTGTGCTGGTTCAAATATCAACACATATTCTTGTCCATCTGAGAATTTAAAAGGAATTAATCTCGATGATGCATGAAATCCTGCTGTGGTAAGTGATGTTGATCCGTCTGGTGTGGTACTGTTGTCAGGATCTGCTGTGATAAATTGAAATCCTCTTCTTTTTTGTATGCCACCCTGTGGTAGTATCAAGAAGTTTGACAGTTCTGCCAACCCTGCTCTGTAAATGGGTGTGTCATTACGACCAAAAATGTTTGGTCCTACTTGGCCCTGTGTAAAATTAGTTTGCGAATATTTTCTTATTGTCATTGTTAGGTATTACTGTGTCTTAACCTTCTATTGGTCAGACCTGTATTACCTAAATGTGCTTCAACATATCTGCCTGGAGGTACTATGTTATGAGGTGGATTTTCTTGTCCATCTGCTATTCTTGCCGCTCTCAGTTTGGCTTCATAGTCTCCAGCCAATCTGTTTGATAGAGTGCCAACACCTGTTATGGCTTCATTTATTTCTAATGCCACTTTGGCTATTAATGTTTCTATAAAAAATACAGGCATGTCATCTTCCACAATGTTTGCAACGTATTCTATGAATAATGTTTTTTCATTAGCAAATACTTTACTGCCTTCAATGCTGTAATCTTCTGAATACATTCCGTCTGAATCAAAAAATCCTTTAATTCTTATGACATCACCCGGTAAACTGAACACATAAAGGTATTTGGTGTTCGTGGGTGTTTCATTTAATCTGTTTAAAGATTTGTTGGTTACAGCAAAATTCCAAAATGTATAATACAATAAGCCGTTTCTCACGTTGTCATACATGGTTGAACATACGTTTGCTTCGTGTGATCCATCTGTAAATGAACTTATTGTTGCGGCACCACATTTTGTTAGTGCTTGGTTTGATATTGAAACTTTACTTTCAGCCATGGGTGGTTCCTTTTTTGTAAACTATTTATCGGGTATAAAAAAAGACAGGCCCCCAAATTACAGAGGGCCTGCCTTGAATGAACTGCGAAGTTGTACAGATATTACTCTGTAACCTCCACTTTAACTATTCCGTCTACGTCAATTGCTGTTGCTCCACCAGACATAGTACCCAGTACTAAGTGACTCGCTTTCTGAGCTACATAATCGATTCTTGTCGTAATGTCAGATGCTAATGCAAGACCTACTGAATCTTTGTGAATTGCGTAACAATCTCTTTGAACAGAATTTTTTGTTAAAAGAGTTGACATAATCACTCTGAAACCGAATACATTTGGAATGTATCCTGAAGTCAATGCAGTGTTAGATACTAAACCATCTGCCGCTGTAACCAAGTTAGAATCTGTTAAAAGATCTGTTAAGGCTTGCGGAGAGATGATTATACATCTGTCGTTAGTTGGAATTGAAAGAGCATTCATCGCTTCGTGGACTTCTAAAAATTTTGCTTTAGTTAATCCAGATCCTGCTGTCACCTGTGTAGTTGGTGCAGAGGCATCTAATGCGTCGATGATCTCTTGGTCTACCGCTCTGTTTAAACCTGACGAAATCGCTGATGCGAACGTGTTACGTAGGTCTATATTTGTTTTAAACATATCCATATCGTCAATATATTCACCAGAATGGTAATTGTTAAGTGTAGTAGTTACAACACTGTTCTGTGCTGTGCTACCAGTGTAAGCACCACTTCCTGCAAAAGATTTGCTCGAATCAGACATAGCCGTGATATCTTCGAATCTTGCTTTGTTCTTGATTGAACCACCTTTTGATAGTTTGTGGAACTTGTAAGTTGAACCAGTTACGTTTCTTACAACTCTAACTGCGTCAACTAAATTTGATGATGTTTGTTGGTACGCTTGTTTTACATCATCACTGAACATAGTTACGAATGAATTCGATACTGATGTTCCTGCGTTTGCTACTAATGCCATGTTAATGGTCTCCTTGTAGTTTAGTTGTTGTTATAATAAAACGCTGGGAATTGTGTTAATGTGTTTGGGGCCTTGCGGTTATCCCTACTAGCAATGAACGTTCTTTGCTTGTAGAATTATATCTCTACCAAATAGCCTAACTTGTTAGACAGCAGTGGGCCTTGCGGTTGTCCACGCTCGTATTTAACCTCTGCTGGTAAAGTATTGATCCACTGTGATTTTAATTTTAGGAAAATACTCCTGTATCATTTTTAATGTGCGTGTATATCTTTCACGATGTGGTTGTGCTTGTGCCTGTGGTTGACGGTATATGCTTTCGGGTCCTCCGTCAAATCCTATCAGATCCATTTGTGTGTAACCCAACTGTGCGGCCAACACTATGGCTTGTTCTCCTGTTAACCACGAATTCATTCTGGTATGTGGAAATTTTATTTCTTTCATGTTGTGTAACGTGGTGTATGTATTGTCCCTGAATATTCTATAACTGTGTTGCGGCACATACACTGCTTCTGTTACACGATCCAGTTGCATTTGATGTATGACTTCCTTGTCCTGTGCCAACAGATAGTTGGGTTGGTATTCTTTGTAGAGTTGATTACAACCAAATGTTGTGCAATCAATCTGTTCTAATGGTGTAAGATGCCTGCTGGGTCCGTTGCCTATGATGACACATCTATTGGTGTCAGCCTCGGGCATTAATAACTCTTGTGCGATTTGACAGTTTTAAATTTTGCTTTCTTTACTGCACCTTTGTGCGGCTTGTATGCACCCTTCATCAATCTCAAAGATGAACCTTTTTTCATCCAATGGTATCCTCTAGGTGCTGAAACGCTTTTTGATTTTGTCATAAGTCTCCTTGATTGTGTTGATTAATTTTTCTCCTGGTATTGGCCATGGGTTCATCCAATCGTCCACTAGTTTGACGTCTCTGGCTTGGTGGATGTAAAGTTTATCGAGTGCCAGGGTGCTGTCAATCCCTGATGATTCTTGTATATCTCTCCGGTCTGTACCGACTGTGCGGCCATAAAAGTTCTTGTGCCGTTGCCAAATCTTTTGCGTTGTATGACCCTGCAAGGCACCCACTCTTGTCCTTTTGCATAACACTTGCTGTGCTGTGTCTGTTGACCCTTGTGGGTTTTGATACCTGCCACTGTCGCTCTCCATTATCTTTTAGCCGTCCTCGCTGATCTTGTCACAGCCGCTCTGGTAACATAACCTGGTCGGCCTTTTTTAATTGGTTTTTTGCCTGCTTTTCTTCTCTTGTTGGCATAGTAGTACAGTCCTTTACGTGCTGTTCTACCGTCTTTGGTCTTGTGAAATCCTTTTTTCATACTATCTCCATGCTTTGCACGACCAGTAACGTGCTTTGGTTTTTGGTCCTGGTGTTGAACATTTGTGCCTTGCCATAAAACTACGTTTACGAGCCGGGTTTGATTTTTTTATTCTCATTTTTGGATCACCAAATCTCACAGTTTTCACATTGCCTGTTTTGGGATTACGCACTTTTACCGCAAATTTTTTTGATTTGCCCGGTGTTCTGTATGGTTTGTTCAATTTAGTCATACATTACCTCATCTTCATATGATAGATTGTACTGATCATTGTCCCAATGGCTGAGTTGATTGTGTGCTAGTGTTTTAAATCCTTGATCTCTGTCAATGTATTTGTAGTCCACTTGCTCCAAATCCCATTGTGCCAACCAAGTGAATATGGTTTTTATTTTGAAATCTTTGCAACTGTAAACATCCAATTGTATTACACCATCTACCCAACTGTGGAATGTTATCGAACTGGTGTCAATGATGGCCACTGAACTGTATCCTTCGTTGCCTTCCACATTTGACCATGCTGTGTGTGGACCTGACAGCGTGTTCATGTCAATGTTACGGATTAGGCTTTTTATCTCGTTGTCCAAACGTTCTCTGTCCTTGAATAAAGGTGGTGAGTTTACTTCAGCCCTTACCAACAGATGTTTGTGTACCAGTTTTGGATGCATTGTGTTTTCCTTTCCTTGCACTATTTAATGTCTCTAGATCCTGTTGTATCAAAATGGGTGTGGGTGCTGAATGACCTCCATACTGTGGATGTGAATACAGCCACTCTTCTGTGGGCCTGTCCTCATTCAATCTGTAATGGATATTGCACAGTGTCCTGCCACTAGCATTTGGATGTAGCCACATGCGTGCCACATGGTCTCCTAGGGGTGTTATGCGGGACTCACCCCTCCAGCGTTGCACATCAATTTTTTGTCGGAGCCAGTAGCCTTTGCTCCATGGACACACTGCTGTGATTGAAGCAAAGTACTCCAACCAATTAACGTCTTCTTTTTTTGCCA